GCGATACCAGCACCAAGGCTCGGCCTAGTGGTAGACGGGGCTGCGGCTTGCAACAACCCCATGCCGATACCAAGCAACCCCTGTCGCTGGGCTTGTTGCTGAAGCAGATTGGCTTGTTCCTGACCTAGCAGACCAGGGAAGTAGGACGGTGCTTGCGGGAACAACTGAGCGAGAATTTCATCCATGTCACAACAGCGAAAGTCGCCGCCTCTCTACAAGTTTAGGTTCCAACAAACTAGCAAGACCACCGTAGTTGACTGCCTGTGGTTGTCCTCTGCGGATTCCCGGTGCTTGCATCCCGGCTCGAGGCTGAGCCTGACTCAGCATATTCATCGCCGAAATTCCCTGCATCGGGTTAAATCTTGCAGCCATCGGAGACGCGCCAGCAACTGCGGAGGCACCGGGAATGTCACTCCCGAGAGATGCTCGAGCAATCGCATCGTAATCAAACGTTGGTGACTGAACGATTGGCTGCACCTGATAACCGGCCATCGGAACTTGTCCAGCCGCTTGTGCCTGAGTGATGTAGTCCGACAGCACAGGAGCAACGTCCGGCCTTGCCAGAGACATAGCACCTTCTGCCGCACCTAACTCTGCCGCACCTAGCGCACCGGCTTCCGCTGCCGCAGCACCACCAAGCAGCGAACCAGCACCGCCGCCTAATGCAGCACCTAGCATAGCACCCTTCATCGGGTCATCCCGGTTGAGCGCAGCACCAGCGACTGCACCCATTATGATCGGTTCCATTCCACTCATCATCGGCTCCCAAATCCACCCAACAGACCACCAGCAGCAGCACCGGCGCCACCGTACCCCTGCGGAGCACCGAGAGCATAGCCAGCAGCAGCACCACCCAAAGCGCCTAGCAAGGGATTACCGATAATCGGCTGAGTCGCCACCATCCCTGACGGAGCGCCATAAACAGAGCCGAGATAGCTCTGCAAGGCTTGAAAGGGTGCCAGTTGACCGTAATTGAATCGAGCAATGTCTGCTGCCATCTGTCGCTGTTGATAGTCCTCCGACATCGCCCCGACGTTAGCAAGCCTCTGGATGTCACCGTACTGAGTTTCAGCCATCGCAGGAGCACGAGTAGCTGCGGCTTCTTGCATGGATCGCTCACGAGCGTAGTTTTCGTAAGCCAGTTTCCCAGCAATATCCGACAGACCCGTTGCAAGCGCACCCTCTGCTCGACCCTCCATCTGACCCAGCGCACCTGAACCGTATCGGCCAGCAGACGATGCAGCAGACCTCGCTCGGTTGATGGCATCCATGTACGTCTGTTCAAGCGGTCGTGCAGCGGCTTGGAAGGCTCCCTGGAAGAACGGAGAACCACCGAGGTACTGACCCCCTACCGTTGCCTGTTGCTGGCCTAGCGCGGCTTGTGTGAGCGGAGAACCCATCCTCGCACGCTCAGCAGCGGCTTGCATGGCTTCCGTAGTATAAGCACTCGGCCCGACATAGGTCTGACCGGGGTAATACTGCGGTTGCTGCCCTTGATACAGCCGTTGAGCCTCGCTCAGACCGTATTGCACAAAAGGCTGAAGGGTCGGATCAAGCTCCGTCCGACTGACTGTTTGACCACCACCACCTGCCATGTCACACCTCTGCTATCCACTTTCGCGGACGAAATCCGTACTTTTTAGCCACCCGCTGCCAGCCAGGACGATTAGAGTCAAACGATATTTTACGCGCTCCACCCTGTCTGGCAATCGCAAATAATTCAGCCATCCCGTCATCCATCATCCACGCACCCCAACCGCACCAAACATGAAGCGTATCGCCCTGCGGTTGAACTACTCCAAACCCATCCCCCAGCAGAAACAACATCGACCTACCAGCGAAGCAGTCAGCGTAAACATCCTCTGGAATCCAAGGCTCGTTACTTGCCTCTTTGACCTCCAACAACCCAGGTCTAACTTGATCCCAGACTGACCGCAATTCCTCCGGTTTTACGTACCTAGCCAAGTACGACATAACGATAGGTTTTGTCCGCTGTTGCGTTTGCAAAGTGGTTGACTGTGCATTCGCCCTGTAGTTGATTGGATGCGTAAATGTCAGACGAGGATGACTCGTCCACCTTGTTGATCGTGACAATCGCGCTCGGAGTTGTCGGTCGTGTCGGACTTGTCTGCGCTGGCAACTGCTCAATCGTCACATTCGTTGAAGTTGTCGCCCACATGATCTGGACGTAATCGCCTGCCGCCAGCTGGATGTAGTAGTTAAGCGCAGCAATCAGATGACCGTCCGTCCCACCATGACGGTTGGGGACTGAAAACTTACTGTTCGACCCAGCAACATCAGTACCGTTCTTGCGAAACCAAACGTCTACGTCTTGGATTGAAGAATTGGTGTTGGCAAACTGGAACGAAAACTGGATGTTGTAGATGCCAGCAGACCTAACAGTAATCTGCGAGTTGCTGACAATCGCAACACCAACGGCATAATCCGTCGTGTTAAACGTGACAGCATAGGCTGCGGTCGTGCTTGCCGCTGATTGATCTGTAGAGTCTTGAAACGCCCCGTAAGGCACTGCGTCTGCTATGGCAGCAGCAGAGTAGGGGACGAACAGAATAATGCTGTCAGGACTGATCCTGGCGTCGTACAGGGTGGTTGTAGTAGCGTTGCCGGTCGCAAGAGTAAGCAGACCGACAGAGTTAACCTTACCGTCGAGAATCCGGTTGACGATTTCGGCAGTCTCTCGCGGATTGCCACCTTGTTGAGGTAGCCGACGAAACATCATCGACCCCCACAGGGAACGAGATCAAGATCAGTACCGACTAGGCTTGACCAGTTGCCAGTTGGTACAACAGAAAGACGATGATACTTCCCGCGACTGCGTAGAGACACGCGATTGTCAGAATCAGCAGCAACAGGACTCGCATAACTGATGTTCCCGTCCAGCCGTTTTCTTGACGCTATCGCAATGGTCGCTGATCCACCGTCAATGATCGGCCTTGCAAGCGTTGCGAGAGTCTCAAGACCCTGCGCCTCAATATCGCCAGTCTGAAGCGTAGCGGTAAGGTTTGCGCCACCAAACGATACAATTTTTGCACCCTTCACCCCACCAGCTAAAAGTTTGCCGCCAACCCATAGACGGGAATCCAAACTAGCCGGAACCGAATCTAACGTCGGATACATTGCACTCAGGACTTCCAGACTCTTTCCAGTGGAAGCAATTGTCGCAATGAAGTTTGCTGTCGTGTCTCCGTGACTCCACTTATCCGTAGACCAGTTATAAACCAACAACTGCTTGTTAGCGAAGATGTCTGTAAAGCACCACGTAACAGTCTTGTTGATTGGATCAACTGCCGCCGACATCTGGTCAAACTTACCAGGATCGCAATTATCAAAGAACCACCGATCTATCCGCTCGCTCCCAATAGGCTTCACCTGCTGACCGTCAGTCATGTAGAAACCATCGTCAGACAGGAAATACGTCAGCGCCCCGTACCGCACGACAGAACGGGATTCATAACACCCGAGAGCCGAGGTGACGTTATCAAACTGGAAGAACAGCGGAGCGCCGACATACGTCATCCGTACAACGGAGCGTTCCAGCAACACGATGCCAAACTCACCACCAGTGATGCCGCGGATCTCGCCACCGTCTGGAATGTCTTGTGTGTCGGATTGGCTTGCAGCACCAGCAGTCCAGTCGGTCTCGTCGTTGATGTCAGACCAGTACACGCGATTGGGATACGTCGAGGTTTTCCCTGCAACCACAAAGTCTCGGACGGTAGTCACAAACTGTGCAGTCGGAGCAGCAGCAGCAAGGTCGGCAAAGTTGGAGGATGATCCAACCGTCCACGATTGCAGCTTGTCTACACCGTTAGCCCCGATCACCTTCTGACCGAACTGCGTGAACGTCCAGAGAGTCGTTGCCGTGTACGCCGATGCAGTACGCGATACGTCCATCAGATACTTGTACGTTACCGCTGTGCCACCAGACGAGTACGCTGTGAACCCTGTTGAGTTCACCCCGTTCAGGCTGAACGTATTCGCATCGATCCTGGTGATCGTGTAGGTGTTGCCGTTCAACTGAGTCATGCCGACAACACCGGAAATCGTCACCTGTACGCCAGTGCGAAACCCGTGACCGGCAGACGTAATCACGCAAGGGTTAGCCTGCGTTGCTCCAGTAATCGTGACGCTTTTCGTCGGGAAGTAACGCCAGAGATAGTTAGCACTCGCACCGAACAGAACGGTGTCAGCCACCCAGCGACCAACGAAACAAGTCAGAAGATTTTCGGTTGCAGCGTTGGAGAAATCGGCAGCAGCAGGCATCGGCCCGTAACCTACAAGCGTAGGCAGGACGTTCTTTGCCTCAACCAGACTGTCGGCAATACCCGGACGGTCTGGTGTCCACTGACCGAAATTTACTCTCATGCCCAGGGTAGCGCCGGAGCCACAATCGGAGGATTCTTCTGGTTCTCGATCTGCTGAGCCACCGCAGCCTCAGTGGCGTCCTTGTCAACCCCATTCGCCCAGATCCAGCCAA